TCAGGACTAGGTTTTGTTTCTCCTGTATAGCTACACAACTGTGATTCTAATTCAGGAAAATAACCTATGTGATGAACACGCCTTTGCTCATAAAGTGCTGCAATAGGCTCGGCTCTTACCATTTTGCCTCTTGTAGCTCTTACAGACCTGTAAGGAATGTTTAAATCCATTCCTCTTAATAGTCTTTCCACCAAATCGCCACCATTATTTGTTTCTGCTACTATTCTATCTGCATCCCACTCATAATAGCAATTTATGGCTTTTTTTGCCCAAGCATCAGGCGAATATTTGCCTGTTGCATCCTCAAGTACATAATACTCATTATTGTGGTCTTTGCCAACTACAACTATGCCTGTCTCATCAGAGTCTTCATTATTTGTAACAGCAGGGTCAATGGCTACTATAATTTGTTTGAGTTCTTTTTCAGTTTCTTCTGGAAGTCTAGCTTCATCTATTAACGCACTAGTCCATAAAGCACCCTCAAGATTCTCTATTATTTCTGCATATAGTTCTTGTCTACCTAATGTTGTTCCTTCATATTTCTCTCTGAGCATAGCCAATGCACTTTCGGCTAAATTCGCTTCGTTCTCAAAAGTGCTACCAGTCGTTACTGCAACATCTTTTCTTGCAACTAGGTCTCGGATAATTTTTGTTGGTTTGGGCGTTGTGGTTATGATACATTGTGGATTATCGCCAAGTCTCAAGCCGAACATTAACTGATCAAACGCTTCAGGGTATCTCCAAGCTGCAACTTCATCACACCATGCTCTATGAAACTGTGGACCCCTTAATCGTTCAGGCTCAGATGCTGCATAACCTACAATTTTAGAGCCATTATGTAATCTAATCTCACTCATGCTTGATGAGTATCCTTTAATATTTTTATTATCTGATAGGCATTCTTTAGGTATTATGTTGACTAAACCACTTGGTCCACCAAAACAAACTCTACGCAAGTCCCCTGCTGTAGGTGCAACTACTGCACAAATTGTATTAGGGTTTCTTAAGGCGTAAAGGGCAATATCCTGTGCACCAGTCCTAGTTTTACCCCAACCACGACCAGCGAGTATAAGCCATATATAATGGTCAGTATCTTTTGGTTGAAGCTGTTTGACTCTAGCTTTTTCTAACCAATCAGTGCGTAACTCCATCGCTTTGGCTTCTGCGTTGTTCTTCAACTGTGTCAAGCAGTTCCATAGCTCTTCTGAAGGCGTCTGTGTTTTCGGTGAATTTAGCATCTATATTGTGTGTAGCTTCTCCCAAAGCAAGTTTTGTTATTCTTTGTGCTATTGATACTGCATTTGCTAAAGATGTAATATCGTTTGCTTTCAATGCTTTTTTGCCATTCTGTAAAGCAACACTATTTTCTTGAATCATTATACCAACTGTAGTGAACAGTCCTTTGGCTAAAGATATGGTTGTGTTGTCTATTTTAATTGACTCTGTTGAAAGTTTTTTTATCCTGTCGTTGTCTAATTTTTTTTGAAACTCAGCTTTAAATTGTTCTTTTTGTATTTTCCAATTCTCATCTCTAGCAGTTCTGTAAAGAGTTGATTGTGCTACTTTGTATTTATCAATCAAATCATCAAGGGTAGGGAATAATTTATCAACTCCTTCGCCAGTACCATGCACAAAATCATTTCTTATCTTTGCTTTGATAGTATCCGTAAGTTTGTTCTTAGATGTTTTTTTGTTCATATTTTCTAGAATATTACCAGTATAGTATTCCAAAAACGCTTTAAAAACAAAGAAATTGATCAATATTAGTATAAATATTCCATTAAGGGGTTTACATTTATTTAAAAATGATGATAATGAATATATTAATTGATAATTTATAGGTAAATAAAATGACAAACTCAAACTTCAATCAAGCTTTAACTAAGTTCAACAACAAGGTTAATACACTAATCCCTGACTACGATAAGATTCCATCAGAAACTAACAGTTCTGAAAGAATGGGTGGTTGGCTTATACGAGATACAGATAACATGATTATTGGTTTCGTTGGTAATCGTGGTGATGTACAAGTTTATAATTATATTGATGCTTCCCAAGCATCGTAATAAAGGAGCAAATAATGAATAAAACTATTAATACTTTAGCTGTTAAATTACTAGACTCAAACCAAGAAATGGTGGATTGGGATAAATGCTACTCAGACACTGGTGCCTTCGGTCATGGAACAGTATCTCACTGGCTTGTTTTAAAGTCTGAATATGAGTGGGCAGGAACAAATACTTCATGTTTGCACGATCAATTGAAAGGTCTTTGCCTAGCAATAAGGAATGACAAAATATATAAGCTTAACAGTTCAGCTTGGGATAAAAATCTATCAAGAATAAATGGCATGGTTGTTAGCGAGTATGTTTTAGATGAGGACGGCAATTATAAAAACTTTAACCCTTTTACTAACGGAACATATAAAAGAAGAATTAAAAACAAAAAAAGAGAGGTATTATGTCAATAGAATGTTTAAACCAAGCCTTGAAGATAAAAGGTCTTACACCTACTAAAAAATTCATACTTGTTATATTAGGTAATTATGCTGATGAGAAAGGTACTTGTTATCCTTCTTATCGCCACATAGCTGATATTATTGGTTTGAAAGATACCAAGGGCGTTCAAAGAGCCATCAAAGAGTTTGAGGAAAAAGGTTATCTGAGCATACAGCACAGGGTGAATGATAAAGGTGCGTATACATCAAATAGATATCATCTTAATTTAGCAATAGGCTCTGAAACCCCTAGGGGTGATGAAACCCTGAGGGAGGGGGTGCAGTTACCCTATAATACTAAAGATGATAATAAAACTTTAACTATTAATGATGAGGTTATAGCTTTCAATGAATTTTGGGAAATATATCCTCGGAAAATAGGAAAGTTTCAAGCTCAGAAGTCTTTTTTGAAATATGATGAAAAACATTACTCAAAAATAATTTATGCAACTAAGGTTTTCGCACAAGAAAATATAAATACTGAGGAAAAATTTATACCACATCCAACAACTTATTTAAATCAACAGAGATATTTGGATTATGTTGATAAGCCTATAAAAAAGAAAACATTAAACAATCTTGCAGGATAAACTATGAATATAAGTGAAACATTAATTGAAAACAGAATTAATCTTAAACATCAACAAGAGGGTAATCAAAAAGTTAAATGCCCACAATGTCAACCACCTCACAACCCAAAAGACAATCCGCTTTCTGTGACCATAAACTCAGATGGTGTAGTTTGGAATTGTCATCACTGTGAATGGAAAGGTGGAAAAAAAACTGGTGGACTGCACACACCATATAGAAAGAAGGAATACATAAAACCAAAAGACCCTGTAGTAAGCAGTGATCAATTTATGATTGATTATTTTAAGAAAAGAGGTATTAGCGAACATGTGCTTAAAGAATTTAAAATATTTAATGAAAACAACTGGATAGGCTTTCAGTATTTTGATGAAAATGGAACTTTAGCTAACATTAAATATAGAACAACTGAAAAACAATTTAGACAAACGCCAAACACGAAATCTACACTCTATAACTTTGATAGGATATGTAACTCAGATACTGTAATTTTCACTGAGGGTGAAATGGATGTTTTGTCTTTAGCTGAATGTGGTATTAATTACGGCACAACATTACCAAATGGTGCACCAAAAGAATACAAGGGTGATGAAAATGATGCTAGGTATAAAGCACTTGAAAATTGCAAGTTGGTTGCAAAGAAAATAGTTTTATTCACAGATAATGATACAAGTGGAAAAGCCTTACATAAAGAACTGTTACATAGATTTGGAAAAGACATATGTTGGTTTGTAAAAACACCTGATAATTGCAAGGATGCGAATGATGTTTTAGTAAAACATGGTGCAATGAAACTCAGAGAGATAATAGAGGGTGCTGAACCATATCCGATTGAGGGTTTACACACTGCTAGAGACTATTATGATCAGATCAATGACTTATATGAGGGTAATTATGAAAAACCCATAGAGGTCGGCTTAGAGGGTCTTGACGACATATATAAGCCAATGACTGGCACTTTTTGTGTCATTACTGGAATACCTAACCATGGTAAATCTGCATTCCTTGATCAATGCTTAATTAAACTAGCTGAAAATCATGGTTGGTCTTTTGCTTTGTTTTCACCTGAACATTCTACTTCTATGCATATTAGAAGATTATTACAGATGTATACTGGCAAATCATTTGATGAGGGTTACGGCAATAGAATGAGCAAAACTGAAATGGTCACAGCACTTGAATTTATACACAAACATTTTTATTTTATTGAAACCAAAGATGCCATACCCTCAATTGATTTAATTTTGAACATTGGTAAAAGTGCAATATATAAACATGGAATCAAGGGTTTAGTCATTGACCCCTTTAACGAGGTATCAGCAATTAGAAGTGGGAATCAAAGAGAAGATGAGCATATAAGAGATTTTATTTCTTTGTGCAAAAGATTTACGAGGATATATGAGGTCTGTTGTTGGGTGATTGCACATCCAACTAAACTTCCTAAAAGTCAAGATGGTTCTTATACACCACCTACTGCATATGACATTAGTGGTGCTGCACATTGGCACAACCAAGCTGATGCAGTATTAACTGTACACAGGGACTTTGATAATAACAGCACAAGAGTTATAACAAGGAAAATAAGAGAACAGGGGTTATACGGAAAAATTGGTGAAGCTAAGTTCACATATGATACAAGCAAACATATATTCAAAAAGTACGAAAATGAAGAAGATGACTGGGATGACTATGTCAGCAGGTTTAAAAACTAATTTTTGATTGTTTCTTTAGCTACTCTGTCTCTCAATTCTGTTGATGAAAAAGAATGTTCTCTTTTATTAAAATATATTTTTACATTTTCAATATCACAGCCAGTAAAATTCGTTCCATAATATTCCTCGCCAACGAATCTTATATCAGGCTTAATCAGTAACAACATATCTATAATATCTTGCTCAGTTGAAAATGGTATAACGCAATCAACATATTCTACAGCTTGCACCTGCACCCATCTTTCAAATATACCTTGAACTGGTTTATTTTTTTTATTAGGTCTATCAATTGTCGGATCATTTAAAAGACCGACCACTAAATAATCACAATTAGCTTTTGCTTCAGCCAACATCGCTATATGTCCTGCATGTAAAATATCAAATGTACTACATGTGTAGCCAACAATTTTTTTTAATTTTTTATTTTTTTCAATTTCAGATAACATCGCACAAACCTTCAATTTTTTGCAAACATGATTTTTTATCATCTGTGTATTTATAAAAACGAATCCAATGTGTTAGCTCTAAAGAAGCCATAGGTATATTTTTATATCTTGCTCTCATATAATCATTACCCTCAATCCTACCAAACATAACATTAAATCTTTCACATGACATTGATAGTTTGCTTATATCTAAAAGCCAACTTGTATAATCGCTTTTGCTGTATATTGGGTCAATGTTAAAAATTTTTTTATTGTATGTTATGAAATTATCAATTGATGCGTCCCCATGACAAAAAGATTTGTTTTCATTCATATAATCTATATCAGGGAAAAATTCTATGAAACTGCGTGATAGGTTTGATTCATCTATGTGTTTTATTAATCTTTCTATATAAACATCAAAATCATTTTCATTTAATTTTATATCTTTATAACTTTCTATTTGATCACATATCTTTGAAATATTGTTATCACAAGATTTTTCAATAAAATCCATAGTTATAGTATCGCCAATTAATTTATAGACTTGAGGTATAGGCAAATTTATTTTATTTGCTTTTTTATACCAATCAATGACATCAATAGCATTCCTCTGCGTTTTATAAACTAAATCATTTTGTCGCAAGACATAAGAACCACTCATTCCATACAATCTTTCTACTTTTAAATTTGAAAATTCTTCAGGGTTTAATGCTTTATCGTCAATGTAATATGCACCTAAAATTTTATTGAATGATAATTTATGATATTGGACTTTATGTTTCTTTAACCATGTTTCTATTTGTTTTCTATATTTATCATCTGCTTTTTCGCAATCACCATTACAACTAATTTGACCTCTCGCTGTTAAAATAATAATTTCCCAACCAGTATCAAATAGTTCATTTATTTTTTTTATAACAGGCATCACAGGCTTTGCGTTTTCCCAATCCCTGTTCAGGGTAACGCTAATTGTGTCGTCTAGATCACAGACTATTCTTTTTTCGTGATTCATATGCTTTCTTCCATTGGATTACGGCTTCAAGCCTTTTGTTGTCTCCATCTTGAGTTGTCCAACTAGGGTTCATTTTATATTTGAGCTTAACAAATTGAGGGAATTCTTTTTGTAATGTTTTGTAACATAATTCATGAGTCTGATTATTTCTAAATTCAGAGTTACCACCTTTCTTACCATGTTTGTGGCTGAATGCAAACTTATATAGCATCAAATTTTTTTTGCCTTTTGTTAAAAGAGACAACAATGCATAAAAATCTTCAAAATTTTTTGCACCTGTTTTTTTATACATACCGTCAAAGCTCAGGTCGTGTTCTTTGAAAGTTTTTGTGTTTATACCATAACAAGAATATGATCTTTGTATTTCTTTAGTGTTTTCTAAAACCCTGTTATTTCCTGCTCTATCACTTATACCAACCCATATATACTTATCAAGATTATTTTCTAATTCATGCAACATTGATTCATAAGTTTTTTCATTCATTCTTATTAATTTATTTTCTTGGTTTCTTTCATAAAATAAACATTGGTCGTCAACGATAAATATTTTTTCGCATTTATATTTTTCTATGATCTTTTGTCTTGTGTCAGCTATACCGTCAGTTACGCCTAAATCAACGATATTAGCTCTTTTATTATGAAATTTTAATAAATCAACCCTAGATGAGTCAGTAGCGAGATATGTAATGTCTTGTATATGAGAAGGTAAATTTTTCCATGATTTTTGATCATCCTCACGCATGTAGGTCGGAATTATTATCTTCAATTAATTTTATCTCCTTCTTTTCTTTTTTTTGCCCTGTCAAGTTCTTCTTTCATCGTCTTGCAATGTTTTATATTTTCTCTGTAATAACAAACTATAGACACCCTTTCGTAAGGTGTTTTAGAATCCATTTTTGTATTACCATGAACTTGATGCACGTCAAAGTAACAAACATCACCACTACTTAAATCAAAAGCACAGTCATATCTAGGCATAACTGTATATCCCCCTTGATATTTACCTGCACTTAACACCGCTAAATTTCCTAATCCTTCTTTTAAATCTCCAGCATCTGTGTGATATGCTGTTTGAAAATTTTTATTAACTGTAACAGTGCTAAAAACTGTATCAGTGATAATAAAATCTTTGCTACTCGCATCAACCACTTTTTTCTGTGCTTCATATCTTTCAGGACAAGCTTCTGCAAACATATGGCTTATATATTTTAGAAAAGGTATAGATTTGCTAAACGCTTCTTTATTTTTTTCTGTAAAGGCTGTTTGCCTGCAATAAGGGAACCTTGTATTCCTATCAAAGTAACCTGCTATCCCTGAATTTACTTTTTTTGCCCTCATTACCTTGCTTAAAGTTCCGTCTTGTTTTATCTCTCTGTATCTATGAGTTGATATAGTTTTATGACCGATTTGATCATCGCTATCTAAAGGACCTGCTGCTGTTCCTCTGTTCTCAGTTTTTGTTGCTGCACCTCTTAAATTGTAGAATGCAGTTTCACAAACTTTTTGTGGGATTTTGCCTTTCCTGAAAAAAAACAAAGGTTCGCCTTCATCAGTATAAGCATCGCAATCTTCGTTTATTAATATTTTATAATCATTATCTGTTGCGTACCTTCCCCTAAGATCATCAGTTTCTTTTTTGGTCAATACGGGAGATAAGATTAATTTAGGAATTTCTTTCTGATTCATTTTTTACTGCATTGAAAACGATATCAGAATAATTATCTTGATTGTATTTATCTTTTAATTTATCTAACATATCTTTAAATTTAACCAATGTTTCAATATCATATAACAACATAAATTGTTTTATATTAGTCTCAGGTATATCAAAATCTTCAGATATATTTAATGAATTAAAATCTTCATCAACTTCTGGAGAATCAAATTTCAATAATTCACTGTTTATCTTTTGTATTTCTTCAAACTCAAAACCAGTTAATTTCAAATCAAAATCACCATCAGCTAACTTATCAAACTCAATTGCTAGTTGTGTAGAGTCCCAAGAAGAAAACTCTTGTGCTTTATTATCCATTATTCTGAAAGCAGTTTTTTGTTCTTCTGACAAACCTTTAGCGATCTTTACTGGAACCTTATCAAGACCCATTAATTTTGCTGCTTTTAATCTTGTATGTCCTGCTAAGATTATAAATTCTTCATCAACGACTATGGGAACTTGCCAACCGAAATTTTGTATACTGTCAATCACACGCTGTACAGTTTTTTCATTAGTCCTAGGATTGTTTTCATATGGGACAATTTTATCTATATTGTGTTCAGAGATTTCAAATTTCATTATTTACTGCCCTTTATTTATATTATAAAAATCATTCGGAGATACAACTCCTTCTGTTACATCATGCAAGATCACCATTTCATCGTGTCTAGGTATTCTCGTTCCTAGTATCCATTTAGCTAAAGTACCTTGTGGTATTCGCACCCCTTTAGCCATTTCTATCTGATCAATAAATGACATTTGAGTGTAATTATTTTCTTTTAGGTATTGTTGTAATTTCATAATTTATATTCCAAATAGTATTATATGTTTTAATTAATATTTTGAACAGTCTAAATATAAATTAATACTTTATTTATTCCGAAAAGGGTTTATAATGATGTTACATAATAAAATGAGGTAATAAAATGAGAATCAAATTAATTAAACTACACCCCAAACGCCAACATCTACAAGGTTGCTATAACCACTATGTTCATGACTCAAGCAAATCACTTTATGGTTATAAACAATACCGAATAAAAACATTTTCTTTATATAAAGATTGGGAAGTCTACGATGGTGAGGTACAAATAAGTCCAACTAGGATTGGAAGAAGTTTTAAAGAAGCTAGAGATTGGCTTGAAAATTATTTAGATAATAATAAAAATGAAAAATAATCCATTTGCAGTTCATAACATAGACCACTTATCAGCTAGTGCCATAAATCAATTTATAACCAATCCTGCATCTTGGATTCTTAAGGTTAGTGGTCATAGAGGTATACCAAATCCTGCCATGTGGCGTGGTACTGTTATAGATGATGCTATATGCAAATCTTTTGAAAATGATTTATCTATAGAAAAGAAAATTCATAGATCAGTTTCTAATTCAGAATATGATTTTGATGCTTTATATGAAAAACATAATGAAACTTTTAACTACGATGTAGATGCTGTAGACAAAGAAAGAAATAATTTACAAAGATATTTAGAAGTTGCTATACCGTTTTATGCAAAACTTGGTAAACCTCAAGAGTGCCAAAAAAGAATTGAAGTAGAATTTGAAGATATACCTGTTCCAATCATTGGGTATATTGATCTTCAATATGAGGGTGTTACTAGAGATATAAAGACCACTGGTCGGCTTATGTCTAAGATACCTTCAACAATCTGTCGTCAGCTTAGCCTTTATGCTTATGCCGAAGATAGTGTTCCGTATGCTGATTTCATACATGTAACTAGGTCTAAAGCCGAAGTTGTATCTATTGAAATAACAGATATAGAAAAAAGAGTAGATGAATTGAAGAAAGCTGCATTTTCTATGATGAATGTACTTTCATATTCAGATGATATTAACCAAGTAGCAAGTTTGTTCTATCCTGACTTTGACGATTGGCGATGGTCAAACCCAATAGATCAAGATGCTGCAAAAAAACTATGGAGAATAAAATGAGTGCTAATTACAAAGAAATTTGGGACACCTTAAACAAGGTCAGCATGGATAAAATAAAAGATAAAAAAGGTAAATTTGATTATCTTAGTTGGACTGATATGTGGCAAGAGATACACAAATACTTTCCTGAGGTAGATTATGAATTTAAAGAATTTGATAATCCAACTTATGGAACAATGGATTGTTTAGTATATCCTGATGGCTCTGCATCGGTACATTGCAAGGTTACAATAAAAGGCGTAACTAGAACTATGTGGTTAGCAGTTACTGACTATAATAACAACGCAAAAAAAGACTGGAATGTAGTTGATATCGCCAATACAAAAATGCGATGTTTAACTAAATGTATGTCTATGTTTGGACTTGGTGCACATATATACAGAGGTGAGGATTTAGAGGATAGGGTTGAAACTGAAGAAATAAAAACCAACACTTCTAATCAACAAAAAATAAATGGTTTCATATTAAAACGACTTGATAGTGATGAAGTCTCTATAGATGAAACTCCTGTATCTTTCATACAATCTATTAGAGTTCAAATGGGGTTGCTTAATGATGAGCAACGCAGAGAATTGTTTTCGTTAAATACAAATGAGATAGAAAGAGCATATCTTTCAATTCAAGATAAAGATGTGACCCTAAAACAGTCATATGAAAAAATGGTGGACTTGTATGCCTAAATTAACTTTGAATGATTGTGTCTATCTTTGTATGCGTGATAATGGTTGGTGGACTTTTTGGAAGCTACAACAAAAAATAAAAGACAAGACTGGTGTTTTTTATGGAGAACCATCTATCAGTGCTGCGATTAGAGATTTAAGAAAAGAACCCCAAAGAAAAAAATATAACCTTGCAAATTTTGGGGAAGTGGTTGAAAAAAGAAAAATGTTCAATAGCAAAGGTTTTGAATATAAATTAATAGGAGAAAAAAATGGAAGATAAACAGTATGATGATGAAAAAAAAGGCTACTTGTGGCATGAGAATGATGCAACAATAGAAAGAAAAGGTAGCTTTGTTATCAATGGCGAAAAAAAATATGGTGCTATTGTTAAAAGTTTCAGTAAACAAGGTCAACCCAAATATGAAATGATGATGTCTATTGGTTTAATGCATTTAAACTCTGACAAAACTAATGAACGAACTCCTGATATGGGTGGCAAAGTAACTATAGATGGAGTGATTTATAAGTTAGGTTGTTGGGCTAAAGAAACAAGCAACGGAAATCCATTTACAAGCCTTGGGTTTCGTGAAGTTCAGGAAGATGAAAATAACTCAGATTCAGAAATAGCAAAAAAGATACCTTTTTAAATTGCCACAAAAAACTTTTAAGGACAGCAAACATCTTGCGTGGATAAGAACATTGCCCTGTTTGTTATGTAAAGCAGGTTATTATTCTCATTCTAAAGAGGTACAAGCACATCACTTGTTAAAGCCTTATGACGGAGTGCGTGGTATGTCTTTAAAAGCCAATGATAGAAATGCTATACCTTTATGTGTACATCATCATTCACAGCTTCATACGAAGTTTGGTGATGAATATAAGTTTTTCGCTAGCTATGGGTTGCCGATTAATTTTGGTAAAGTTTGGGCGAAAAAATTATGGGAGAAAAAATCAATAATAGATGAGCAAGAGGACAATAATTTACCCTTTTAAAAATAATTAAATAATTCCAAAAAGGGGTTTACATCTTTCAGAAAATGAGCAATAATGAACTCATATTAATTGATAAACGCCCTAAAAAGCGAGGAGAAAAAAAATGATAAACTTCCAAACCAAAAAAGAATACACTGGTGGAAACCTAGACATACTTGCAGAAGCAGGTTACTCAGAAGATGATTATGTTCTTACTTTTAAACAAGCTATGAATGTATTCAAAGTAACTGGCGACATGCTTAAAGGTCTTAAAGGTTTAGGCACTTCGTTGTTCTTTTACAAAGAAGAAATCAATCAAGAAACTGGCGAAAAAGAAAAAGTCAGAAGATACTTTACTGTGTTCAATGTCAAAGATGTTGAAAGAGTTATCCAAGAAAACAAATTAAACAAGGAAGCAGCTTAATAGCTGCTTCTTTTATGGAGTATAAAATGAAAATAAAACAATTTGTAGATATTCATGGAGATCAATGTCTTGGTCAACAAGATAGAATTAACTCAAAAGGTCTTATTGACTTAGCATTAATATTTGCTAGGAACAATATGGAAATGTTTTTTGATAGCCAACTTATGAAACAAACAACTTATACAGAGGTTGATATGGACAGATTAGTTGATAACTTTATAAATAATAATACTGCGAGTTTAGAATTATTAGATAAAGATGGGGAACCACAATTATGAAAACAATACAAACAATATTAATTGACCCTTTTGATCAAAGCCTATCTTATATAGATATTGGTGAATCTAATCTTGATGATTATTACAAAGCAATGCAATGCAGTTGCTTTGATATAGTGCCACTTGGTGGTGGCGTCATTATGTATGTAGATGATGAGGGTCTACTTAAAGACAACATGTACTTTAAGCTAGGTGCAGCAAACTATTGTGGTAGATCAATACTTGCCAACGAAACAGATGATGGTGGTACTACTGACTGTATGTTAACCATAGAACAAGTTGCAGAAAAACTAGAATGGTTGCCTGAAGGTCATAGAGAAGAACCTTTTATGAAGTTCATACCATACAATTAATAGGAGTAATTATGTTTATATATAGTAAAGAAAAAATGCAAGATCTTGACCAATCAATTGATGAGAGATTAGTTTGGGAATATCTTTCATGTAGAAATGATATTCAAAACTCATTTATATCTGAGGGACATGCCACTAAAGAAAATGTTGAAGAATTATTCAAAGAATACATATCTTTAAAAATACAGGAGAATCAAAATGAACAACACTGTATATGATGTTTACCAATTTTTCTTTCACATAGGGAGATATGGAGAGCATAAAAAAATAGCAACTTACAATAAAAAATCTGATGCAGAAAGACGAGTAGATCAAATATGGTCTACTGGTCAAACTGCTTCTTATAAATCTAGAGAGGTATAAAATGTCAGATAATGAGTTCAAAGATATGTCACCCTTGGAACGCAAGGTGGCTAAGTTATCTATTAAATATCAAACAGACTTTATGAGTATGCCTATTCATGAAGTAGCAGATATTTTAACCTTAAAAGATTGGCATGATCTTCAAGAATTTATGAAGAACGGATGCAGGGAAAGGGTGTTGCATTAATGAAGATTGATAATTATTATTTTGATAATAAAGAATTGGATATTATAAAAACTGCTTTAATTCAATATGTTGTAAACACTGATATTAAAAGAGAGGAATTAATGATTGTTGAATTAATACTTGAGAAGTTTGACGGTTCTAAAGGTCAAATTACGCATTAAAAAAAGGTGGATTATATGAATTATTTATTTTGGATTATATTGCCAGTAGCAATATGGATGATGGCTTGGATTATTGTTGATTACATATTAAATGATAATACTAAACACGAACTTGAAGATATTATTAACTGCAAATGGGGGAAAGATAATGATTATTAAAGAAGCATATAACAGTCAGCTAAAAGATAGCTTGGTTGCACATGGTTCTTCATGGTCTTTAAAGTTTCAATGCTTTGTTGAGCTTGTTAAAAGAAGAATTAAAGGAATAAAAATAGGATAATAAAATGAAATATTATGAAATTGAAATAGAAGAAACGAAAAAAGCTACTTTTACTGTAAAAGCTGAATCTTTGAAAGAAGCAAAAGATAGTGCTTATTGGATGTTGCATACTAAAACTAATCCACCAGTAAAAGCTAATTACAAATATAAAATTAAAGGTGATTTCTATGGCTTATCCAAAAGCAATTAAAGCAAAAGAAAAAAGAAAACAAGAACTTTTAAGAGAAGAACTTGATGAAAAAATAACTATTTATTATTTCCAAAAAAGTGAAGCAGGTCATTATAGAGAATTGACTTATGCTAGTGGCAGAAAAGTTAGGGTTGATAAATCTAATCAGACTTCTTAGATTTTTTCCTGTAATACTCTTTAAGTTCTTCCCAAGTATAAAATCTTTTGGTTTCTTCTTCCCAGTATTTGCCTTTGTTTGTCATATTTGGACACTTGCATTTGTACTTCTCTAATTCGCAATTCTGACACAAAGTCATTAGATACATTACTTTTTTTGTTCGCTAGTATATTTGATATTAAGTCCTGCAAGTGTGCAGAGTCTGTTTTTTTCTGAAACGCCTTTATCTGTGAGGTGAAAAGAATCATCATCTTCAACTACATACCCATCATCAATAACATCAGATAAAAGATATCTTGGGATATCTTCTTTGAACATGACTGATAAGATAGCACCCAATCTTTTGTTTTGGGTTTTGGACAGAGCCATTATATATGTTCCCACCTCATGCCTTGAAAAAGCAAAGACTCGCATTCCCTTCTTCTAACTAATCCTGCTAAAACTTTTCCACCTGCTTTATTCCATCGCATGATTTGTTCAGGAACGCCCTCATAGTCTCCTGAGTTAAGCACCCTTAGCAGGGTTGAATTTTTTAATGCATTACCCCCAAGGTTATAAACAAACGAACAGAGAGCATCAAATTGACATTGATTTAAAGGCACATGAACATAATCGTTTACATATCCTTCATATTCTTCTTCTAATTCTCTAAATAACATATAGTCTGCTTTTTCTTCAGACCATACATCACCTTCTTGAACGCCCTTAATATAACCATAACCAATGGTCCATACACCTGCAGCACATTGATAAGCTTCTAACTCTAAGCCTTCAAATTTTTTTATAAGATATAAACCTTCATCTGATATATGCATTTTATTCTCCCCAAGTTCCGTCATTACGGATTCTTGCTGTTTTAGTACCACCATGATATTCAACTGCATGACCTTCTTCAATAAGCATTTGACAAATATCTTGACCATCTTCTGTATATGGTATCGCTAGTATTCTGCCATACTTACCTTTTCCAAACGATTGTATCTTAAATGAACCTACACAAAGTTCTTTTAATCTTTCTTTTGCTTTTAGACCAAGTGCTTTTTCTTCTAGGTTACGAGTTCTTGACTCAGGCGTATCAATACCTGCCAACCTGCAGCGTTGTTTTTTTAAATGGACTGAAAAACCTAAGTCAAGAGTAACATCAATAGTGTCACCATCCACGACTCTTTCAAGGATTGCGTTATAAACGAATGGTGTGATTGTTGCCATAAAATTAAATAGGTGCTTTTGCACCTTTGCTTTTACTGTTTAGCTTTTAGAATGTTAATAGCAAGTAATTCTACAAATTTGTAGAGTTTGCCTAACAATTTATCATCCTTTGGTGTTGGTGTTAAAGCACACACAATAGAAGCCAATGTTACTACTGTAGTGATAATACCAATCCACTCAAATATCATTCCCATATTATTCTCCTATATGAAAAATTTAAGGCTATCAGATTTAATCTTCTTTTGAAAGGTTTTCTGTGGTTACTTTTCTATAATAAACGACCACATCTTTAAGTTCTGTGATGTATCTTTTGATCTCTTGCATATTGTATGCCATGACTTCATAGTCAGGAATGGTCATTGCAAGGAACACCAACTCACCTTCTTGCTCCTCAATTAAAGCTAATTGTTCTTCCCAATTATCAGGTGTGACAGCTATCCATTGTGGTTGTTTTAAGTCTATCTCTCTAGGCATAATAGGTTGTACTATCTGCCTTTCTAGAGGTTTTGCTGAAACTTCTATTTTTTTAGTTGGTAGTAGACTGCAACTGTAAGCCATCATCAAGACTATCAACAGTGTCGCTGATTTTCTCAATGTCTTCCATGATATGTTTTGTACCATTATTTATTTTCCTCTGCATTTCTATAGGGTCAGTTAAAATTTTAGCAGTTAGTTCATAGTTCTGTATAAACTGTGTGTATCTATTCAGTTCTCTTTGTGCTGCTTGGCTTTTTAAACTCAACTCATTCATTTGTTGAGTTTGCATTTCAAAGTCAGCTTGTATGGTTTTAATAGCTTCTTCTTGGGTTGCAACTGCACCTTCTAATGCTGAGTTGTTAGCTTGTAGTATTTGATTTTGACTATGCAAATAATAAGTTGCAGCACCTAAGACCAATATCACTCCTATTAATAATTGTTGCATTACATATCCTCTATTATGTAATTTAAACCACCTGCACTTCTGTATTCTATAGTTTTATTATTTAGATCACGAAACTTTAAATGATTTTCTTTTTGTTTAATAACTTTTTTGGCAATGTATATTTTATCATCAGAATCGCCATACTCTTTGTTAAAAGACACTCTAATTTGATATCTCGGAAATAAATAATTAATTAATGGTTTAAAGAATTTTTTTATCTGCATGTGAATATTTTTAATGACTTTTCTTTGCCTTTTACTTTTATAGGTTCAAGAGATTCTAGATGATAACCACAATATCTTTCTGTTTGCTCACCAATAAGAATATCAACACCTCTTTCTTTGGTTGCACTTTCTAATCTAGCTGCAATATTAACAGCATCACCGATAGCAGTATAATCAAATCTATTTTCTGATCCCATGTTTCCTATAATTGCTTCACCACTATTAATCCCTATCCCTATAGCAACATTTGGCTTATTCTCTTTTTTCAATTCTTTGTTTAAAAGATTTATTTGATAAATAATTTCTACAGCACAATCTATAGCTACCTTGCTGTGATTTTTTAAATCAAGTGGTGCATTGAATATAGCCATCATTGCATCACCTATATATTTATCAACCATGCCACCATGCGACTGCACTGCTTCTTGTTGTACTGTTAATACCCTGTTCATAATATAAGTAACTTCTTCAGGCGAAACTTTTTCTGACATAGCTGTAAAACCTCTGAGATCGGTAAAAAGAAATGTGCAAGTTCTTTTTTCGCCACCAAGTTTTAAAAGATCAGGATTTTTTTGCAATTGTTTAACTTGTCTTGGGTCTAGATAGTGTTCAAATTGTTTTTTAATTTGTTGTCTTAATTTGTATTGTTCTCTAAATCGTAAATAAAAAGCAGAAGCTGAGATAATAAAACCTGAAATTAATGACCAAATAGTGTCAATCAACATACCTTTAGATATTAGATAAAAACCAATAAAAGCCACTAGGACATGAAATAAAAAGGCTAATACAAAACCACCAGTTATACCAAAAGCGTTCAATACAAGCCACGTCAGTGAGCCTAATGCAATAAAAATTACTAATTCTGCTGTTAAATTCCAACTAGGTACATAAAAACTATCTTGTATCAATATAGATTCTGACAAAGCTGCTTGTATTTTATGTGGTTCTAAAAGTCCAACTGGTGTTGCTATCTGTGGCATAACACCTTTTGCTGTAACACCAACAAAAACAAACTTGCCCTTAACATCCATTTCTTGCAGTGTGGTTTGTGGAGTATCTACCCAACTTATCCATTGTCTACCGTACTTATCTAGTTTGGTTGGTGGTATGCCTTTAACTGCTATTTCTTCTATGCCAATTTCAGAACCTTTAATTATGTAACTATTTTGTTGTGCCAAAGATTTTAAAACCTCAGTTCCAAAAGAAGCCACCCATCCGTCAGGTGTTTGCATAAGCAAGGGTATCTGCCTTACTAAATTGTCAACCTCTGTGGGTGCAGAAGCTACGCCTTGTGATGCTGATGTTCTAAAAATAGGTATGTTTTGTCTGACACCATTAGCTTTTATGCCTTGTATATTCTCTCCCAAAATAACAGTGCCTGTAGTTGGTGGGTAATCATTGCTTTCATTGTTAAACATAGCCAATACAGTAGGAACTGTCATACGCATTGACATAGCAAAATCTCCATCACCACCAGTACGATCTTTTTCAGTAAAAGCTATGACCCAACCAACACCAATAGCACCATTGCCATAAAGTTTTTTTTGTATCTCTGCAAGTCTTGATCTTGGAAAAGGATAGCCACCTTCAGCTATAACATCTTCTTCAGTAATGTTTAATATTGTAAAAAATCCAGTTGGTTCTTTTTTGTGAATTAAAGCATCAAATGTTTTAAGTTTTAAGGTTTGATAAGGTACTGTTTGATATACCATAGGCAATGA